TTGATGAACTCATCAGTGTTGACGTACTGCTGGATAGCGTCAGGTCCCATCGTTTGGGAAATCGTAGTGATAAACATGATGAGTGCTTCACGGTCAGCACCACGTCCCAAAGCATTAACACCTGCCACAATCTGTGGACGGATGATACCCTTAGGTAAAGTAGGTAGTTGACCATTACGTTGCAGCACCATCATGGTTCTATCAAGGTAAGGTTTGAGGAACTCAACAGTCAACAGGCTGAACATGCCACCCAGTTGTTGTTCAAGTTCTAGCTGAGTAAGGCGAACCTCTTCAGCTGTAGTACGCTCAGATTGTCTGACATTCAGAACCATGAATGCATCAGAGATTCGGTTAGACAACTGCTGCGCCATTTCATAGGCGGTACGGAAGTCAGCAGTCTTCCCGACTTGAATCACACTCACATCATCTGGGCGTCCTTGTACGATAGCACCGTTGCCAGCATTGGCAATGGTTTGTGGCTTGGTAGTAGAGGAAGGAGACACAAGGAAGACCACCTTAGCTGCAGCAGCAGAGCCTTCAACGAGAGCTTGGGAAAGCGCTTCGAGAGACTTGAGGTCACCCAGGAATTCTTCAACACGACCACGACCATACACTTCACCATCAAAGGTGGCAAAGCGGAGCACCAGCCAAGGGCTGTTGTTCTTGGGAGCAGTAGACTTACTGCCTTCAAGGATACAGTCCTCACATTCTTGGTGCCACACCCAACGACCTGACTCTAGTCGGACATAGGTATAGACCTCAACATCTTCTGTACCGTTCTGAGTGAACGCTGCGTTGAGACCACCACCTGCACTGACTTCGTTAGGCATGGGTTCTTTCAACTTACCTTCGACAAGTTGTCGGGAGATAAGTTCTTTGGTAACAATCTCTAGGACGTTACCGTTTCCATCACGTTCAACAACGTAACGGTTGAGCGGATAGTTCTTAAGACCATCCTTGCCCATAAAGATCAGGCTGTTACCTGTCACAACTAAGTGCTTCACAGCCTGGTGAATAACTACCCTGTCATTAGAGGCGGCGATGTGATCCATCACCATGCGCTCAATCTTTGACAAAGAGAGGTCAACTTCACTCTTGATCGCTGGGTCAAGCTCGTCACCAAATTTCTCTTCTGCAATTTGCAGTTTGAAGAACGATGTCTGCGGAGGGAGCAGGGCAAGCATTAGCTTAGATGCGAGGGTGGTCACACCTTTAGCTCCAACTGATTGCCAGGGAGTCCGAAGACGCTGGTGATTAGCGGTATCACCTTCCTGTTTCATCAGGTAAGGGAGGGTCAAGTCAGCGCAATCGATAGCAATGTCCAAGAACTGGGCACGGTCAGACTGCAGCTGGTTGTAACGTTGACGTGCGGTGATCATGCGTTAAGCCCTCCAGAGGTTCCGCCGACGCCTGTGTTAAGAGGCATCCGCAGTTGGGAGGTACCTTGCCTCATAGCAAGACGCTCACGTTGCCGCCGTTTACGTTCAGGACGGACACCAACTTCTTCCGTCTCACGAAGAGTGACGGGCTTAGCTGCAACCTGTTGCACAGGTACGACAGGTGCTACAGCAGGTGCTGGTTCCGGAGGAGCAGTAGGTCGTGGAACCTTGACCTCAATGTTAGATTGTCTACGTCCACCACACATTATTCTTGCTCCATATATTGTTTGATCCACTCGACAACACTACGTTGCCCAGCTCGATACATGATTGATTCCATAGTACTAGATGGTGTTGGGTTGGTCGGTGGAAAGTTCTGCTCAAGCTGAGTTAGCATAGCAGTTGCTGCCATGCCAGTTGTTTCTAGCAGGCTAAGCGTATTGTGGGAGGTTGACATTAGAATGTTCGAAGAACGCTGGCATTCTTGCACTACGTGTGAAGGAAAGCTCAGGTGCCTTGCCCTCATACATTAGGCGGTCGCTAGAATCCAGCCAAAATTTTTTGTCTAAAAACTTAACGGGATCATTAGCCTGCAGCGGCTGCATCACCCAATTAATGGTTGCCTTCCGGAGCTTATCCAGAGAAGGGCTGATATCGAGATTAAGCTCACGACATACCAAGCTATTCGTTGCCACATGGACTTGCTCATCACGGGAGATATCTGCACTTACAGTGCGCATTCCCGCATCACCGTTAGCACGAAAAAAGGGTAGAAGAACAAAGAAAATTGCACGCTCGGCAACCATCGCTTTCGTGACAACGTGATCTGGATGCGCAATCCACGCTTTCTGTAGAGCCAGCGCTTCTTGCTCAGCTTTTTCGTCAACTCCGTAAGCATTGGCGATGTAACCCAGAGCGATGTCGTGGTTTTCTTCGTCTTTGACGTTAGATTCGAGCAGGATCCGAGCTGAATCAGGCACACTCTTCTCAAGAGCGGCGGTGATAAAGTCACCCACCGGGAGTTCCATATGCCTGAGAGCCAGCGCACGATAGATAGTTTCTTCAGCACCATCACGGCATTTACCTGCTTCTGTTTGGACTGGTGTCCATTTGCGCTTCCGCGCCATTAGTTTTTCGTAAGGATTCATTCTGCACAAGAGCTACATTGATCATTTAATATACTGTCCAAGTAATCCTGCACGTCTTCCTCCTCTAGGGCGGCATAGGCGTTAGTCTTATCTTGAACATCGCCCATAACCTGAAGGCTATAGTACATTGAAGTCTGGGGACTTTGCAGCCACTCTTCGATGAAGCTCTCGTCATACGTGATCATGTCCGACCAACTGTTGAAGCTATAACCGTGTAGAAGCCCAGTGCGTTCTAGTAGAGTCATGATGCCATCGGCAACACGTTTGTAGGATTCCCATCCCACTTCACTGGCGATCTCTACGTCGCCATAGTTGTAAGTTTGTACTCCGAAAGTACCTGAGTCACGATCGACTGTCTGTGAGATAGGTGGAGCGATTTCTGGTGTCGCAGTATAGCCGTCCAGATCCACGCTTCGGTAACTGCAGCTGGCAGTGGGCGCGATAGCAAAGGCTCGAACCATATTATTGTCCCGAGCAATCTGGGCTGCGTAATCAATTCCTTTAGCAAGTTGGGTGACAAGTTCATATGCTGGTGAGCGGATGTCTTGAGGCATTTGATTGTATTGCTCTAGCGCACGTCCGAATTGCTCGTAGGTTACTCCGTACCTTCGAAGGAGGTTGGCAAGTCCCAGGAGTCCAAGTCCAACCTGTCGGTCCACATCGGATGGCAGGTACTCACCAGTGAGTCCAACATTTGTTTTACCATGGAGTTCGCACAGTTGGGACATACCTGTAACGAAAGCTTCTGGGATGTCGTCGAACTCACAGGCAGATAGATTGATGTGTTGCAGCAGGCAAGTTCCGCGTGATGGCAGGTAAACCTCAAGGCAGACATTACCTCGAATTCGTTGTCCTTCATTGTCATACTTTACTTTGTTGAGCCATATGTCGCCTGTGCGAATTCCGTAAAGAAGTTTTTCTTTGAAGTCACAGGCTTCCCACCACTCGGGCTTGATGTTGATGCATCGTTTGACCCAGGGTAGTTCGTTTCTAGGAGTTTCGATGAACTCCAAAGCGTCAGGGTGGCTGAGGTCAAGATGAAGGACGCAAGCGCCATTCTTATACACACCACCTCTACGTAGTGTTTCATTTAACGATGAGTAGATTCGACCGAAGCTAACAGGTCCAGAAGCCGTGAGACCTTTTCCGTTTTCACTTCCTCGGGGTCGGAGCTTAGATAAATGTACCGCAACTCCTGCTCCCAGTCGCAGGGCATGGGAGACGAATCTCCAGCTTGCTTCAATTCCATTGGGTCCTTCCATTGAGTCTTCAACGACGAAGACAGTACAAGAGACGGGTAGACGTGAGGTCGGGTCATCCATCCAGGATTGAACTCGACCAGTGCGGGCGATAGGGTTTGCGGTGGTCATTAGACTAGATCGGTGAGAGTTGGTGGTTGATAGTTTGGTCCCTTCAGAACCTTGCCATCTTCTCGGTAGATGGGCTTACCGTCTTCGCCAAGTTTAGACATGTTCGACCTGTGAACCCGATGCATTGCTTCATCAAGGTCCCATTCCATGTTAGCGGCGAATTGATAGCAGACATAGACAAGATCTGCTAGTTCTTTCAGTTGTTCAGCTTTGTCCTTGAGATGATAAGCTTCGTGGAATTCACTCCACTCTTCATCGATCAAAGATTTCTGCTTCTTTCTGCCAGAAGTCGAATTGGTTATCTGGTATGCGTTCCTGAACTCCGCTGCTTGCTCGCTCAGTAATGTGTTGCAATTCATTTTCTAAGTAGTGGATAGCTTTCTTTAAATCAGAGACAGCAGAGTCCTTGAAGCCTGCGCGGGATATATACTTCACGGCATTACCAAGGTGGTAGTTTAGTCCTTGGTCTCGAATGTAATCCCAAGGTTCGATAGAACCTCGTCTGTAATACTGTGGTCCTTTGGGTTGTTCCATTCAGAAACTAATTGGCGGATGTTGTTGGCAAGTACAAAGTTTTGACGCTGTAATGCCATAAAAATAGTAATGATGTCGTCCTTACGGGTGTCGGGTCTGTTAAGAGCGTCTTCAATCTGTCGGATTTTGAAGTCCTGCTCCAGAGTCAACTCTGTAATTGGCGGGGGCGGTCCAAAGGATCGGTTGTTTGTTGATGACATCGTAGTCAGTGCATTGGAGAATTTTAGCAAGTCTTGCGTTTTCGATTGCGACTTCTTCGGAAAGATCTTTCTCAGCAAACGCTTCAACGACAGCTTTCCAAGTATACCCTTTTTCTTCGAAGTGTGCGGCGGCTCGCTTAACACCAATACCAGGTACTCCGGCGTATCCATCTGTTTGGTCTCCTGCTAAGGTTTGAATCAAGTGCCACCGGGCACCCTCTTCAGCAGTAATCTCGTGCAGGTCTGACATGTCAAACAGCTTGCCAGGAATCTGACGCATGTCTTTGTCTGGACTGCAGATAACGTTGCCAGGGTTGGCGGTAGCATAGATGCCTAGAGCATCATCAGCTTCTAGACTTGGCATCACAATAACCTGATACTCTTCTTTGAGAGCATTGATGACACGCTTGTATCCACAAGGTTTCTTTCGGTTACGGTGACCTTTGTAGTCGGGTTGGATAGATTTCCTAAAGTTCCTGCTATCAGAGAAAAACAGGATGACCTCAGGGTCAAAAAAATTTTGTGTGATTTTTTTAAGCTCTCTCTTCACACAAGCAAGAGCATCAGAAAACTTTGAAGTAACAACAATAACGTCTTCACCGAAATCTATTTCAGTTTCGGCAGAGGCGCAACATTTGTAGACTACGTAATCCGCATCTACAAGTAACTTCATCGTCCCTGACCACGGTAAGCTTTTTTACCCTTTTTAGGGCGGGAGTTCTTACCAGCTCCCTGTTTAGTTTTCTTAGAATTGAAGGGCTCAAGTTTCTTGACGCCCATCATTGATTTGGTTCTCAATGTGTTTCACTCCAGTCTTTCCCGATACCTGCTTCTGCTGCGATCGGGATCCGGAGGTCATAGACTTCTCCAGTCTCTGCAGCGCTGAGTACCAAGGATGAACATAGGTCGTTTGCATGTTTAGGGTCGCACTCAAACTGTAGTTCGTCATGCACAAAGGCAAGCTGACTACAACATAGGTTGAGTGTCTTTACGTTGTTGTGGTTAATAAGCAGCCATCTCTTAGCAACGACACCGGCTCCTGACTGAAGCAGGTAGTTCAGTGCCTTGTGAGGGCTGTCTAGTAGGATCTTTCGTTTGTCAATAGATTGTACAAACCCTCTTTCTGAAGCAGACTTAATAGCGGCAAGGAGTAAATCAAGCCCTTCAATGGCTTCGATGTAGGCTTCCCGAATTTCTTTGCCTTTTTTCTTGGCTTGCGAGGGTGAAAGAAGTTTGTCATAGGATAGTCCAATTTTTTGGTCGCCTGCGCCATACAGGAAAGCGTAGGTCACTGTTTTCACGAGCTTGCGAGAGATGCCAATCTTATCGGCATTCACTTGGTGTATGTCTCCGTTGAGGAGGATGTCGGCGTATTTGCCCTCGTCGTATCTAGCAAGATAGTGTGCAAGCATCCGAAGCTCA